CTGATTGTTTATATCTCCTGTAATATCTCCCCAAGATGAAGAACTACCTCCATCTCCAGATGAAGGATCGTAATAAATAGCTGTGTTGATATTTTCAATACAATCTCCTAAAGCTGTTTGAGCAACACCATCTATTTCCCATTCATTAAAATCTGATAAAAAAGCAGGAAGGTTTTTATTCCCATCACGTTTTCTTATCCCAACGTTACAGTTGTTTTGGTCTGAAGTAGCACCAATACCGTTTAGCGATATTTCTAAATCGCTCTTTCTATAAAGAGAATCATTAAGAAAAACCTCATTATCCTTAACAGTATATGTCTGTCCTGTTGCTAATGTTACTAATTCTCCAGAAGAAAATAATTTATTCTTTATCATTGGATTGCGGTATTAATGTTATTTACACAATTTGAAATTCCTGTTTGGGTAACACCGTCTATCTGCCACTTATCATAAGTAGAAAGGTTTGCAGGAAGATTATTGTTTCCATCACGTTTTCTTATCCCAACTAAAACATTTGCTTGGTTGGAATCATTTTTATTTTCACCCAAAGTAATTTCAACATCTATTTTTCTACATAAAACATTATTAATCATAACCTCATTATCCTTCAAAGTGTATGTCTGCCCTACCGCTACGGTAACTACTTGACCAGATGTTAAAAGTGTATTCATTGAGTTTAAATTTTGAATAAAAGTATTGTTTTTTTAATTAAACATTAGCGTTATCTGGTAATGTGTTATTAGATAAAATACTGTTCAATTGGTTTTCAAAATCAATTGGTTCAGTATTATTTTTTCTTTGGAAAATTTTTTTTGATTCGTTTGTGTCTTGAAGGTTTACACGATCATCTTTTCTGTTTTCTTTAAACTCTACCTCTCTTTGTTTTCCAAAAGATTTAACTGTTTCAAGCTCCATATTTCTTTCATGGTCACGTTGAGCTTTATATTCTGCAATTAAAGCATCTTCTTTTTTACCCCTTCTTTTTAATTCATCTTCAAGAAGTGTAAGATTCTTTTTGGTTTCGTACTCTATTGTGGCGGTTTCCTGTTTTGACTTCTCCGCAAGAATAGAGGTTTGCGCATTAGCTTGGGCTTGGGCTTGGATAGCTCTAAGTTTATCTTGTTCTTGGATTTCTTTGTTTTTTTTGATAACATATTCTAAGTAATTGATAGCACTCTTAACATTTCTTACTTGTCTTGCTTTATTGTATTGAGCAACATTTATTTCATTTCTATTGTAAGCATCAATTAGTGATTGCTCAAAAACAAGTCTTTCATCGTTATCTGGCTTAAAGTCAAAATAGATAGCAAACTTACTCATAGGGTATTCTTTGATGGCATCAAGAAGTTCTACATTATCACTTCCTATAATATCCATGTATCTATCTTTAAGTGCGGTAGTGGTAAGAATATCATAAAGTCTATGGGAAACACTTCGACAAAAATCTAAAGAAAGGTTAAAACTGGCATTTACTACATGGTTTGTTGCGTTATTTGAACTTGCTAATAATAATTTTTGAACTGTTACTGCTGTTTTGCTATTAGGTTTTGTAGTTCCATCACGTAATTCATTTATTCCTAGAAGTTGTCTTAATCTATCATAGTTATTTGTGAATTCCTGTGAAAGAATAGTTAAGGCATTATTATTTAAACCACCTGCTTTTTCTGTAATAGCTGAAGGCAATGGATCTCCGTCTTCGTCACTACCTGTTTTAAGTAAAACACCTCGTCCAAAGAATAAATCCAAAATGGTTTGTGGTTTTACTTTTTCACCACTAAGCATAACGTTATTAATAGCTTGTGTATCTATTTCAACGGTATTTGGTCTAAGCTCCATTTTGAGTTGTTGGAACTTATACCAATCTCTTTGAATATCATCAACTAAAGGGATTGCACGTTGTACCATGCTGTCAAATCTAACAAGACCTGTTTCAGATGTTCTTTTAACTTTAGGAGCATATATCTTGAATGGGCAAATAGGATTGTTTAGGTTGTCAACAATTTGATTTGGTATTTCTTGCCATTTGATACATATTTGAGCTTGTGGAATATATATACCTTCAAACCATATTGTATAAGGAATCTCAATTTTTTTATTAGGGTTTGAAGGGTTGAAACCATCTTCTGTTCTATCAATAGCTTTAACAGAACCATTCCTGTAACGTTTTTTATAAACGTCTGACATTGTTACTGGATATACAAAGTAGAGATATTCACAAAGTCTATTTGCATCTGTTTCCATGTCGAATTCAACAGAACTTTGGGTATCTGTTCTTCCCATAGCATAATCTCTAATCTTTATTAAATCTTCACCAGATATAACGTTTTCTCCTTCTGTGGTTTTTCCTGCTAATTTGATAATATTTCCAATAGTATCTCTTTCCAAAACTCCATGATAACGAATATCTCTACCATCATCAATCTGGAATGAACTATGTATATAATTGAATGGATCAACATATTTAAGTTTTAAACCTTCGTTGAAATCAGTATAATCCCTTCCAACAGCAAAGCCTAAATCAAAAATATCTTCATTCATTTTATCTTTTATGGCTTCAAACTTTTCATACTTCATTACATTTTCAATAGCTAATTCTTGGGCTACTTCTATTTTTGGCTTATAATCAAGTTTTTGCATTTCAAGTTCCATATCATCTTGTGGAACATTGTTTGGAAGTATATTTATTCCTAAACCTTCACCGATAGCCTGTGCTATATCTTTTGTATAATAAGTTTCCTCTAATTTTTTAAAATAGTCACGCTTCTTATTAACTGCTGTAATATCAATAGCTTCTGCTCTTGGTTTGAATAAACTTTCATCAATAGCATTAATAAGAATATCCTTGAAAACAGGAAGTATTTTAAGTTTTTGGGTATAGTCTATTTTATGGGTTTTTGTATTTTTAGGATCTTCTGCTTTTTTCTTTCCCTCAATCATTCTCTGGTAGTTGGTGTCCTGCTCTCCTTTAGCGTAAGCTCTCATTTGCTTAATCCACCATCTTCTATGTGACAATCCATAATTCTCAAACCATTGAGATTCAATAGCTTGACCTACTTGTTTACCGAAAAGTTTATCCTTTTTCTTGCTATCTGATTCAAAATCAGAAGGAAATGGTGTTGTTATGTAAGCCATAATAATTCTCTATAATGACAAATATAGTTTATTGATATTATTTTTATTATTATTGAAAGTAATCTAAGCACTTAATGAAGAAATGCTTAAAGAACCTTCATCTGCTCCACCTATATTAAGGTTTCTACGTTTTTTTATTTGATATTGACTAGCTAATAAAGCTAATTGACAAGCAACTGAAAGGTCAAATTCTTTACGCTTTTTAACATTAAACTTAACCCATTCCTGAACTAAATCCAAAAAGTAAACATTACACTCTTTCTCTAGGTTTTGACCAACATTATCCATGATATATGTTTTAAGCAACGATGCTTGGTCTTTGTTTCCTTGTTCCGATGAAGGTATTCCACCAAAATCTCTTTCATGGTCTGAAAGGTCTTTCCATTTTTTATCTGGTCTGGTAAGTGAATAGCCTCTGAATCCTTTTTCTTCCATGTATTCAAGAAGTCTTGGTTTGTTGCTTTCGATTAAAGCGAACATTCCAAAGAATTTACACATTTTGATAACATCATCATAGAAATCATCACGTTTATCAGGTCTTTCTGCATATTTTAAGAAGAACGAATGTGATGGCGCACCTGCCATGTTGAATTTTGTATAACCAACAACAGCACCATTAGAACCTATTCCATCAACTGTTTTTCCAATATCATAACTATCAACACCTAAAAAACCTATCTCATGGTTATCTGGCATCATGTATTTTTTAGAAGAAAGGCTTCCAGAAATAGTTCTCTCTGAACATTTATTCTGTTGCTCTTTTGTGGGAATCCATGTGGTAAAAATCTTTCCGTTTGTATTAGGTTTCCATATAACATTTGATGTGTATGGCTCTCCTTCCCAAACAAGATTACCTCTATAAATTATTTCAGATAATTGACCTTCTGTTAATCCTTTTAAATGAGCTATATGGTTATTTAGATTGTCGGCATCAAAATCATTATGAACACCACTTTCATTTCTAAAAGCGTGTTCAATAGTTCTTGGTTGTTGTCTTAGGAAATTATTATAATCTGATTTTTTCTGTTTCTTTTTCTTTTCAGATTCAATTTCCCAAGCTGTTATTGCTCCAAATTCAATAAGCCTACCATCTTCATTTTCAATAGGCTCTTTTGGATCATGTAAAACAGGATAACCCCATTTATCAAAAAACCCTCCAGAAGTATAACAACAATCAACGAATAAAGCTATAAGACCTGTTCCTGTTCTTCCTAGCTTATCTCTTTTTAATGGATTTGCATTTTCAAACTCATACATAAAAGATTCCCCACCTTTAGCGAATGAACCTGCTGTACTTCCGAATTTTGCTGTTGAAACGATTTTTGTTAATCCTTGAAAGTGACAATCTTTATGGTTTCCCCTGAATTCTGTAAAAGTTACATTAATGTACTTACCAACCTCGTCATTTATAGATATTGGAAACGCTTTGGTACTATCATAAGCTACATCTTTTGTAGGGTAAAACGAAATAGTTGATGTTTCTTGGTCGTCTGTATCAAAGATAATTTCAAGCTCTGTTTTTGGTTTGTCATTAGGATCTTCAATCAATGGTATGAAGTATGATGGGTAATATTTGAATGGGTTTACTATTTTCTTGGTGAATAGTTTTTTTGCTAACCTATCATTTTCAGAAACAACAGGTATTTCAGCATATTTGTTTAATGTAAGACCATTTAATGCTATTGAACAGGCTTCAGAAGTCCAAGAAACCCTTCTTGATTTAAGTCTTAATTCACCCCAACAATCTTGATCGGAAACACAAGCTTCCCAATGCCACCAAGTGTGCATAGCTGTTATTCTGAAATTAGGATAAATTTTATCTTCAGCTAAATAGTAATAGTTAAGAAACATATAGTTTTCACCTGTTAGATAGCATATTTGGTCGTCTATCTTTATAAAAACACCATGTTTTCTTCTGTGGAATTCCTGTGCTATAAATTCAGAATGTTTTGATTCTAAAACTTTCTTTCTTTCAAAATACCAATTACGAATAGATTTTCTTTCATTATGTCTAGCTCTACGCATTTTACGTTTGTAGTCACGCTCTAAGTGAAGAAATTCTTCTGGTATTTTAGTTCTTCTCCAGATTGAATCATCATCTGACTTGTCAATATTTATAATCTGCTTACCTTCAGAACTAGGAAGTGCTATGATTAAACCACCAACCTTCCAAACTTCACCAATAGTACCATCTTTAGAAATACAAATAAAGTTCTCGTCAATGTCTGTGTATTTTCTGAACTGCCATGATTTTTCTTTGTTTCTTTCATGGTAAACAGAACGCTTAATCAAGCTATAAGGATTGATTTGCTCTGCTATTATATCTCTATACGATTTATCCATAAAATTAATTTAGATGATCATTTAATGCGCTTCCAGTATTTTTTGTAGGAGTATCATCTTGTTCTGCAATTATTTTTTTTTCTGGTTTTTTATCAGAATCCCCAGAACTATCTTCCTCTGGTTTTTTATCTAAAGCTTCTAGTTCTGTGTATTTATCACGAATCATTGTTAATAAATCACTAGCTGTTGTGGAAGCTTTTTTAATTCCGTCAGCGTAATCTTTTATTTGACTATTTGTTAGTTTTATTTCACCAGAATCCTTTTCTTTTTTAACATCTGAATTTAAAACAAGAATAAGATTATCGTAAGCATTTTCTAAAGCTTCTATGTGTAGTTTAAGCTTTTCTTTGTGTTTTTCAGTATATTCCATTATTTCTAAAAAACTTAATATTTTTTGCTTTTACTTCCTTTTGCTTTCCCCTTCTTGCCTTTTGAATATTGGGTTGGTTTTGTAGTTTTCGTACTTTTTCTTTGAGTTTTCATATTTTCTATTGATATTATCTTTTTCTCTTTGAGATTTTGCCTTACTTACACGTTCTTTTCTAGCTTGTTCAATTATGTAATCACTATATCCAAAAGCTTTTAAGAATTTAACTTCTGCATCAATTTCATCATCATAATAAATATCATCCAGAACTTTATAGTCTAAATCTGTATTATCGTAAATAAAGTTAGGAAATGCTAATAATAATCCTGCCGTTCCTCTTAAAGCTTTATCAAGATTGTTTTGTCTTGATTTTTCTGTTTTAGCTGAAAAAGCATTAATCCATTGTTCTTGAAGTTTTGTTGTACTATCAAGTAATGCACTACTAACTAAGCTTCCGTAAGAATATTCTTTTCCTAAAGATTTTTCTATAAGTAATTGTGCGATACCTCCAAATATAGGAATAGAGTTTGAGTTACCCATTATAGCTGAACGTAATAAGTCTTTATCAGAATCATCTGGTTCATCATCACCAAAACCTAAAGCACTACCTATACTACCTGCCATTAATTGAGCTATATAGGTGTAAAGCATTGGTTGAGCAAACTGATAATTCATAAAAGCTAGTGCGTTTCTAACATTAGTTCCTTTAGCGTTATTTTGCCCTTTCTTTAAACCTCGCATAAGCTCTCTGAAATGGTACATTGCGTTTTGTTGGTTCTGGATTGGTGCGGTTGCGAACATAGTGAAATATCTAGCAACAGGGTGTTTCTGAAATTGGCTCTTACCAAAAGCTGAAGTTGTTTGTTGAGATCTATCAACAGAAGCTTCAAATTTTTCCATTGCTTTTTCTCTAGCAACAGTTTCACTATCACCTTGACTTTTGAATCTATCATACCAAGCGTTATAAGCAGGAACAGCACCCATAACACCAATTCTATCACCTATTTTTACATTAAGCATAGCTTTATCCAATAGGTTTTTATATGTTCTGGAAACCGCTTTTCTTTGAGCTTCTAAGTTAGAACCAGAAAATGCAAATTCTGATTGTGATGAAATATCTTTAAGACCTAAAACAGCTTCATCAATCCCACCAACACCATATCTATTTTTAATGTAGTCTGAATTTTCTTTTAGGTATTTAGCTGTTTCATACCAAGTTTTAGGATTATAGTATGAAAGGAATTTTGCAGGGCTTAAACCTGTTGGCATATCGAAAGAACCATTTAAAATAGAAACGGTTTGTGTAAGACCAATTTTTGCTTTAAGTGCAAGTGTTGATTTTGCGATATTTCTACCGAAAAAATCTAACCAATTCACACTACGACTGCCACCTTGCTCTAAATCACGAACCTTATAGTAATTTAAAAGACTAATTATTTGATCGCCATTACCTTTGTTTGTAAGCTGAATAGATTTTTGAATTTTATTGTCACGAAGCATTTTATTGTAAAGTCTATGTGATTCTGCAAAAGCAACGTAATGAGAACTTTCCTGAATGGCTTTTTGAACTAAGAAATTAGCATCAACAGCTTGTATAGGGTTATTGTTTATGGTTCTTTCTTTCTGGCTACCATATCCAGTTGTGTTTATATTTGTAATTCCACCAAGTAAAGCATTTGTATCTTCCTCGAAACTAATATTGTCACGATAAACTTTACCTGCGTAATTTTTTGATTTTCCTAAAGAGTGGAAATTCATTTTTTCGTAAACTTCATTTGAATCTACGTACATATCCTCATAAACACCAAAAAGAAACTCACCATATTCTTTAACTGATTCTGGAAGCATATTATCAATTTTATCAATAATATCTTCATCGAATCCATTTGCTTCAAGTCCTGATAGTAGATCTTCGTTTTGTGAATTCATCCACACATTTAATAGTTGTGAATTTGTGAACTCTAAATCAATAGGTTCTTTAGGTTTAGAAGTATCGTTATCAGGATAACGTTCTAAAGTAATTGTATGTTTTTTATTAAGTTCTTTATTTGCTTTTGTAATGCTACCAAAAATATCTTTTTGAGCATCAACAACTTTTTTTGAGAAGTTATTAATTCTTGTTTTTTTAAGAGTTTCCCTAGATTTTAAGTTGTTAACGAATTGAACCAATGGGCTTGAATCTCTGTTTTCACCACCTTTTTTTGAAATTAATGAAGCAAGACTATCTAAACTTCCTATTAATTTACCATCAAAAATTGTGAATACTGCTCTTTTGATAATATTTTTTAGCTGTTTGTTTTCATTATCAAGCTCATTAGTTGTTTTTAAGCTAGTAACTCCTTCAGGGTTAATATCTTCATTAATATCGGAAACAAACTTCTCGTCACTTTCTTTACGAGCTTCACGTAATGCTTTTAATTCATTCCTTCCGTTTTCATAAACTTCTTTTAAGAAATCATTGGTTCTGTTCAAAAGCTTATTAGCGAAATCTACATCTTTTGTGGAAGTTGCTAGTAAGTAATCAAGAGAGGCGTTTATCACATCTAACTCAATAAGTTCTTCTTCGGTTTGATTTGTCTTTGATTCAATAGCATCCCTTCTGTTGATTAATTCATCGATTCTATCTTGAATACGTTCTGTTTTAGGTTTTTTATTATCCTTATCAATAGGAACTTCAACATTAGCTTTAACTCCTTTAATTATTTTTTCGGCTTCTTCAGTAGTGATGTTGGCTTTTCTTCTACCGCTTTCCTTTCTGGAGGTGTTGCTTTTTAAAATCTTGTTGATTCCTTTTATAAGAATCTTATTATCAAGACCTGTTGCAATATTGTTTACAACATCAATAGATTTTAAAAGTCCTCTTTTGGTTTTAGCGTTCTTAACATTTGTTAATAATTTAGAAAGCTCTGATTTTTGAATCTCATTAATTCTCTTACTGTTAATTACTGAATTGATGTGCTTTACAAGTTCTTTCTTAACATCATCTACAAACTTTCCTTTAGATTTAGTTTCTTCTCTAAGTTTTGATTTGAGTTCTTGTAACGCTTCCTGTACAGAAACGATAATATCAATATTGTTAACATCGGCTTCATTTACTTTTGTTTTAACTTCTTTTGTTTTGTTAGGAACTATTTCACGACCTGCAAGAAGTTCTCCTGCAACTAAGTCGGTGTATTTCTCTAATGTAAGGTTTGCGAGTTGATCACCTGTTATACTTGTAAGACCAAGACCTTTAGCTATTCTACTAAATAAGTTTTTAAACCAAGTAGCGAAATTCTCTTTTTTGGATTCGTTAAGTATCTTAACACCCTTTTCTCCAATAGCTTGTGCTAAAGCTTCCTCTAGCTGTCCTTCGTTGTCAAGGTGCTTGTATGCAGGGTTTTCCTGAACAGCTTTATGATATTCGGTGTTTTCAATTAAATCAAGACCTCTTTGGTATTGTAATGGAAATTGTTGTTTTGCATACTCATTCCATAAATGACTAAACTCATGGATAGGCGTGTCGGCTTTTACTTCATCACGATTTAAGTAAACTTCACCGTTATATACAAATCCATTAGGTGTTATTGTTACACCTTTTTTAGATAATTCGTTTTGAAATTTAATACTGCTTTGGTAATTTTTAATATTTCTGCCTGTTTCACCAATGTTCATAATTTTAGAAATACCTTTTTGCCTATCTTCAACTATTCCATCTTCAACCATCATTGCTGAAACATTACCAAAAGAAAGACCTTCATCTATACCGTACTCAACTAATTGTTGTAATTCATAATCTTCAACAGCATCAATATTTTCATTAGCAACAGCATCTAAAATTTGTAATGTTAAAGAATCTGGATTACTTCTTCTTAGGGAAGTTCTTATAGAGTTTATTGAATCAGGGGTTAACTTTTCTTTTGCTATATTTTTAAATTCAAAATAAGCCTGTAATTGAACGTTATTTATTCCTAATTTGTTAAGAAAATCACTTATTTGTTTTGAACTAAAAATATTAACAGCTTTAGCTAGTCCTGTTTTTTTTAATCTATTAACAAGTCCTGAAAGCTCTCTACCAGAAATACGTGTTTGACGACTTTCTGTTTGAAATGGAACTCCATCATCTGTTGTAGTATCTTCTTGTTGTTGGATATTTTGATCTTCTCCAACTATTTTGTTAATAAGATCATTAGTTGGTTTAAGACCTGTTAGTTCTTGGAATTTAGTTTCTAAATCGGTAAGCGTATTTGATTCTGGAGTAGCTTCAGTATATTCAGAAGGGTTTCTGTACTGCTTCATAAAATCCGCAATATCCTGCATGGAAACCTCCTCATTGGTATATTGCTGTGCGACTTCACGAATTCTATCAATATTACCTTCGTTACCTTTAAGATTTTTATTTCTTGAACTAAAATAATATGGATTTACTGAAGAAATATTATTACGATCATCAGTCATTGCGAAGCTTTCTTTGTTGACTTGAACACCCTGAAGTGCTTGTGCAATAGCACCTTCTTTTGTGGTTTCTCTAGCTGTTAAATCTTCACTTGTTCTTTGCTTTACTTTTTGAATCTCTTGGGCTACTTCAGTAGGGTTTGTACTTTCATTGGCAACTATATCAGAAACCTGTTCTGCTGTTGCTCCTTGTCTATTGGAAAGATCAACATTAGTGCCTGTATCAAAATTTGTATTTTCAATATAGGAATCAGTAACTTTTTTAACTTCTGAAGCACTAGGTTTTTTATTGCCAAGTTTAGGTTTAATATCAATTTGACCATCTTTTACTTGAACAGTATAATCATTCTGATTGGTACTTATTTCTTGTGTTTCCTGTATAGGTACATTATTTTCTTCTTGAAGTATTCTATTAGAAACACTTTCGGCTATTTTTTGTTCTATTTCTCTTTTGGTTTTAAAATCATTGTTTTTTAAAGATTCTTTCCATTGAATCCATAATTGTCTTTCTTCTTTTGTTTCTAGTTTATATTCTAAATCCCCAATAGAAGTGTTAGTCCATCTTATAACAGGTTTTCTGGTGTCTGCTTCTACATTACTTACACCTTCACTTCTTCTACCTTCCTTTCTTAATGGATCATTAAGCCAATTTGAAATAATTTCTTTCTTTTTGTTTTCTTCAATATTTCTTAAAGTTTGAGATTGCGTATTGTCAACTTCATTTAAAACAGAATCAATACCTGCAAAAGTATCTTGATTTGCCTGTGGTTGACGAACCATTCTACCACCATCACCTTCATCAAAGTTTTCATCCTTAACAAAACCAACACTTTCATAGAAAGAAGCTAATCTTTCAGCATTTGTATCTGAATCTAATGGAACTACATTCAATTCTAATGTTTTTCCTTGTTCATCAGCAATAGTGGTAACTTCTTCAATAGCTTTTCTTGCACTGCCTTGACCTCTTTGGGTTTTATCTGGAGTTGCGATACTTTCTATTTTAATATTATCTCCTTCAGATTTTAATACCACGTCAGTATTTCCCACCCTAACCTTTGTTGCTCCCTCTACGTATTGAGAAATATCTTCTGTAGTACCTAACTGCTCTGCAAAATTTTGCGCTTCTGGAGTAACAGAAGATTCTGTTTCTGGTGCTGTTTCTTCAGTTTCAGTATTCATTCTAGTTTTAATACCTTCTCTTATACCTTCTATTTCGGTATTAACATTATCATGGAAAGAAATATCTAGGTTTTTCTTTTTGTTTTCAAGCTGTTCAATCTTCTCTAAATCCTGCATTGTAGATAGTGCAATATCTGGATCAAGATTTTGAGGAATACTATTGCGGTGTTTTTTGTAAGCATTAAAGTCACTTGTTAATTCGGTTGCTTGGTCATTGCTAAGAACACCTTTTTCAATTAATGGGTTGACAATGGAGTTTATATCTTGGTTTGAATCCGCAAGAAGTTTCAATGCTGTCAATTTATCAACATTATTATATTTGTTTCCTCCTATATTAGCCATAGGTGTTAATCCTCCTGCTGTAAATGAAAGAATTGTGGTATTAATGAAATCATCTAACGACATTTCAGTATTTCTATTATCTGATTTTACTCTTTCATTAAAATAATCATTAATGTAAAGCTCTCCTGTTTGTTGAATATTCTCCTGTAAAGCTTCTTTACTACCTTCTTCAAGAAATGTAACTCCTTTTTCAGCTAGTTTACCTGCTGTTTCTTTTGAAAGAACGTTTGATGTAAAGTTCTTTATATAGTTTTGAACACCAGATTTTCCAGATTCTTTATAAGCATTTATAGCTCCGTTTATAATAGCTTTTTTTTCAGAACCAAATAAAGCTTCGGTTGCTTTGGTTTGTGGAGAAATAATAGATGTAGCTCCGTACCATATAGCCATTTGACCTGCAACATCGTTAGCAATGTCTTTAGCTTCTTCATCGTTTATACCTGCTTCTTTGGCATCCCTGTAAGCATCTTCAAGACCGCTAGAGTAACCTAAAGCTGATTGTGCTATTATTGCGCTTGATGTACTACCTAAACCAGCTCTGTTTAAAGAAGCTTGTGCCAATAGTTGAACCATCATATCTCCAACAACGTTTCCTGTTTGCATGATAGCTCCTTGTGGGCTAAAAACAGATGATGAATTACTAGATTTAGCTTTTTCATAAATAGGTTTAGGATCTAAAAATAAATCTGTTACATCTATTTTAAGTTCTTTATCTATTATACGATTATTGGAATCTACAATATAAGTTCTTCCTTGATCTTCAACTTCTTGTCCAGAAGCATAAACAATTTCTCTTGTGTTTGGTCTAGCAAGTAATGTTTGGTCTAAAGCGTATCTAATATTATCAGCAACATTATCTAATCCAACACTATCATATACGGTAGCTGAAACTTTATTAACCCTATCTTCAATACCTTGCCATCCTTTATTAAAAAATTGACCTGCTCCATACCAAAAACCTGCTTCATCGTTAATATGTTTTTGGTAAAGTTCTTTATTTTTTTCATCCCTTTCTTTAAGAACTCTTGTCATTATAGGAAACTGTTCGTCTATATATTCTCTAAGGGCTGTTGTGTTGAATTTTGTTATAGGTATTGATTCGTCATTAGATTCATACCCAAGTGATTCATTTTTATCGTATTTTGTTTTAAGATTAGCACGTTTGTTTTGCTCTCCAATGTATTGAAGCAACATTCTATAACGTTCCATTTCATCGCTTAAAGCTTGATTTTCACCTCCAAAACCTGTTTCATCACCTCCGCTAAAAAGACCTCTTTCTTCTCTATCGAGATAATCTTTTTTATATCCTTTCTTGGTTAGGAATCCATCAAAATCTGCAAGGTCTATTCCTATATTTTGAAGCTTTTCAGAACCAAATTTGTTTTCAATGAATTCATTTGATTCATTTTTATCTAAATCTGAATAATATCTAAACGGATATTCAATATCTAAATCTTTAGCTTTCTTGATGGTGCTTACTGATTTTTTAAAATCTTCTCTTTTATCTGGATTAAGATTATATATTGTATCAATATCCGCAGTACCTTCCTTAATGCTTTCCTGTCTTTGAATAGCTTCTTGTGTTTTATTTAAAGATTCAGAAATAGGTTGAGATATTTCCTCAAAACGTTTTCTTTGTTCCTCTGGAGGTAAAGACAAATCATTGAGATTTATATTAAACCTAGATTTAGCTATAAGTTCACTATTAGGAGGCGCATAACCTTCATTTTGAGCTTGTTTATATTCTTCATCTGAAAAATTAGCTCTATTGGAAGCGGAATATTTTTCTTTAAGCGTTGGTTTTGGTTCTGGAGCTATTTGAACCTGTGGAGTTATGTTTAAATTGCTTTTTCCTTGAAGCTCCAAAGTGCCAACCGTAGGCTGTGTAGATGATTCCGAAGTACCATTTTCCAATGTAGAATCCGTATCGTTTGGTATTTCGTTTTTTTTTTTAGAATATAGGTCAACAATATTTTGAAGCTGTTCTTTTGAAGCTCCTTTAGACCTTGCATCATCTAATAATTTTTTTAATTCTTCATCCATGATTAACTAGCATATTTCCAAATAAAACCACCTGCTGTATTTGTCTTTCCAGAACAAACACTTATAATGTTTGTGTTAGATATTTTTGTTTCTCGTTCTGCTTGTAAAACAGAGTGATATTTTTTAATTATTCTGTTTTTTAAATCTAATTGAATTATAGGTCTTGATAATTTATTGTTTATTCCACTTTTAATATCATTAATTGCTTTTAATCTGTTTTCTTCCCAAACAACAATTCTAATATTATCAAAAGAATAAGGTTTATAGTCATCAAGTCTATCTATACTTGGTGTTAGATTTCTATCATAACCAGAATCAACCCAATTATCAAATAACAGATGAAATTTTTCTTGTAAGAATAACCAATCAACTAATTCTTTTTTAGAATATTTAGGTAATGAATAATTTCTTTGTTTTGAAACTATTTTTTGATTACTATAAATATGTGTTATTAAGCCTGTTTTTGTTCTATAACGATTAATAACCTTTTCTTTATCGCATAGTTTACAAGAACCACTAATACCATTTTTATTAAACTTATGTTTATAGAAATCGGTTATAGGCTTTTTTTTATTGCATATTTTACACTTAATATCTTTCATTAATTTAATCCATTATCTTTTAAGAATTGTTGGTATTCTTCATCACTCATAACATTTGGGTTTTTAGGTTTAACATTTTCTTGACCTAAAACCGTATTGACTTTATCACTAAGTTCTTTTAGGTTTGTAACATCGTCAAATTGTGAAGCAAGAGTATTTAGTTCTTTATCATCCCTGATAACTCTTACTTCGGTAGTAGCTTTTGTTGTGAATTTTTGATTACCATTTGAATCTATTTGAGGACTACCATCTTCATTGTATATTGGCACTTTTTCTTTTACAGTTTCATTACCAATAGCGATTATATCTCCAGTTCTGTTATCTTTTATCAAATGAGTATAGGTTACAGAAGTTTCTTTATCATCTTTAACATCACGTTGAGTAGCTGTACCTACAATATTAAGTGCTGTACCTATTTCTTCGTCTTGATAATATTTACCAATGAAAGGATCTTCTTTAAGTCTTGGGTTCTTTTCAATATAACCTTTAAGCTCTTGACCATCTTCGGTAGTTGCGATACTTAAATCAACAGAATCTTTTTTAAGGTCTTTACCTTTTTTCTTATTTGTAAGACGTTTGTTTTCAGCTTCTAGTTGGGCATTTGTAAGTGCTTGTTTTTTCTGTGCGATTCCAAGAGGGTTTCTTGTTTCCTGAATCTTATCATAAACAACATTATCATAATAAGTTTCAGCTAACTTATTTTTCTCAATTTCGCTTAACTGATTGTATGGAGTATTAAAATCAATAAGACCTCTTTGTTGCGCTGTACCATACCAACTACGAGCAAATTTCTGATCTTCGTCAATTACTGCTCTAGATATTGAAACACCTCTCCTTTTGGTTGTTGGATCATCAATTAATTTTTGACCATCTTCGGTATTTAATAAATCATTAGCAATGGTTTTGGCTTGACCATCAAAATCAGCAGGTTTGCTATAAGATGAACGGAGAAAGTCATTATCGTAAAGTTCGGCAGTTGATAACCTTACTACTTCATCCTTTGCAGGACTATAAACAGAAATACTTTTAAAGTCTGGACTTATCATGTATTTTCCTTCAGATAATGATTGGGCGAATCTTTCTGTATCTGAATCTAAAATAGGATTGAATTCACCGTTAGCTTTTTGTTCTTGAAGTGCTTTTGTTTTTTCACTATAAATCTTATTTGCTTCCGTAATAGATTTAATGTTTCGTTTGGTATCTTCAAGTTCTAGCATAGCATTAATATCACCTTCACTTGCCCTACGAGCTAAACTAGCGAAATATGGTTTTCTTTTTTCAAAAGCATCTATAATTTGACTATTGAAATAACCAACATTATCTTCTGGTTGAATTCCTTTATAGAATTCAAATGTATCTTTATTTAATTTTCTCTTGTATTCAGCTTCTTTGGCTTGTCTGGCTAATTTTTGAGCTTCATCATCGTCTTTTTTCTTTTGCCAATATCTTATGTGTTCCTGAACAATAGCACCAATGTTATTGTTTTCTAAAGGTCTTAATCTTACAAGAGCTTGTGCATTTGTATTTTGATATGGATTAGGGTTTACTGCCATTATTAAAACAATTTAGTTGTGTCTGTTTGAGGAATAGTAATAGTTGTATCTATGTTTTGACTACCAAATTGATTTGAAAATAGATTACTTGTATTACCTGAATTTTTATTATAATTGATGGCACTATCTAAAGCTAACAAACCAGAAACAGCATTTGATATTCCAGAAGCGGTATCTTGTCTTGATGTTTGAAGTTGTTGACCTAAACCTTGAAGTGCTAAAGCTTCTCTATTTTCACGAATAGCACGAATATTTTCTTCACCTTGCGCAAAAAGTATTTTGTTTTCTCTGGATTGTCTTTCTAAGTCTGAAGAAATAGCTTCTTGAAGTAATACGTTTGCTTCATTGAGTCTTGGAATTCCTGCAAAAACACCTCTACTTCCAGATTCTCTTAAAGCTTCGGTTGCGGTTGCCATGTTACTAAGATTGGCTTCGGTCTGTTGTTGTGATTTAGATGTATCAACGGTTAGGCTATCATATTCATTAACTAGGTCTTGACTTCTAAATTTACGAATAGCATCTTTAGCATCTTTTTTTTGCTTTTCTGCATTATAAATCTGGTATCCCGCCGTTCCTACGGCTATGACGGCTGAGGTTATAGCTGCGCACATTATACATGGTTTAATTAAACATAACAAATATAAATAATTAAGCCTTAACTGTTATGGTGGAAAGGTAATTAGGTATATTTGTGATATGGTCAAAGACTTCTCTATTAGGAATCTTCAAGAGGAAGATTATGATACATTGTTAGGTTGGTGGAAATATCATCGTTTTAAAGCACCTCCTAGATTTATTCTTCCAGATAATATAGCGGATGGATTGATGGTTTCTCATAATGGAATAGAATTGTGTTCTGGATTTCTTTATAGCACTTCTTCTTCAAGTTTATTTCATGTGGAATGGATTGTATCAACACCAGAAATAAAAGATAGGACTATTCGTAAGGAAGGTCTTGAATATCTAATAAATGGAATTATCTATGTTGCTAATAAAAAAGGAGCAAAAGTTATATATACTTCTTTGGTTAATCCACATCTTATTGAGCGATATAAAAACTGTGGTTTTTTAGAAGGAAGTACAGGTTCTACTGAAATGGTAAAAATTTTGTAGATTTACAAAAATAACAAAGCCGATAAAACGTGGTGGTTGTATCGGCTTCTATACTCACAATTAAATAGGTAATTATGAATACTTCAACAAAAATACATGAAAATCTTTCATTAGAAAACATTAATGGTGAAATCTGGAAGGACATACCATATTACGAAGGTTATTATCAGGTTTCTAATTTTGGTAGGGTAAAGTCTTTGTCAAGAAAAATATGGAATGGATCTGGTTATTTTAAATCTAAAGAAAAAATACTCAAACAGTCTAAAAATTCTGAAGGTTATTTAATGGTTTCTTTAAGTAGAAACTCCATATTAAAATCTTATAAAATTCATGTTTTAGTAGCTATATGTTTTTTAAATCATAAACAAAAAGGTTCTACTAAATATAAGGTTGTAGATCATAAAGATAATATTAGATATAACAATAGATTTGATAATCTTCAAATAATAAGTCAAAGTGAAAATGTTAGAAAAGAAATTAAATCCAAATATTTAATAGGAGCTATTTATGATTTGAAATTAAATAAGTGGAGGTCACAAATAACTATAAAAGGGGATAATATATATTTAGGTTTATTTAATAAAGAACATAATGCTAGTGAAATGTTTAAAAGGGCTTATGAAAATAAAGATAAATATGATGGAGATAAAAAAGCTTTTAAATTATATTTAAGGTATCTTTGAGTAGAAGCAAACTAAAACAATTCTTATTCCTTCCTTTATTATGTTAGGATATTTAGAGTGCCAATAATTAGCATCATATAACAACCTTCTATTTGGAACAGATGATATGTAATCTGTTTTATCCCAAGAATCAATATTATTAGAATCTTCTGTTATTAATCTATCGAATTCTTCTTTAGATAAATTTTCTGGAGATTTTATACCATATTTTTTATGTTTAAAAAATGCTGTTCCGTTTGGTGTTATACCTTTTGAATCATTAATGTACAAAACAGAAGCTAAATCTGTTTTTTTATTATTTATATAATAATCACAATGAATTCTTAAATCGGTGTCGAAATCTTTCCAAGCATTTCTAATGAATGTAAGAGTAAGTTCGTAGCCTTCTAATTGAATTAATGGTAATAGTTCTTCTGGAGTTTGTAGTACTGAAAATTCTTTTCCTCCGATATTTACTATTTGAAAGTCTTGTTCGCAGTATTCTTGAATCGCTTTGAAGGTATTTTCTCCAAAGAAATCATCGGTTATAATTATCATAGTTAAATCTTTTAAAAAGGACAATCTTTATTTTTATGTCCATTAACAATATATTTAAAATTAATTATTTCGGTTAATTCCATTAATTGATCAATAGTCTTTTTATCTCTAAGAACACGATACCCTTTTTTGTTTCCAATATTAATAATAGAAAGTTCTTTTAAAGGGTAGTTTCTTAGGTTTTTTTCAGAAGGAAGTCTGAAAAGTTTTTTGTCTTTCCATCCGAAATTAAAACCTTTGTATTCAAAACCATATTTAAAATTTTGTATCATATAATATTTTTACCACATTAATTAAGTATATACAGTAGTTACATGTAATTTCCCACCGCACACTCAAAAACGTACTTTCCTACATTTGGGTCAACGCAATTGCGAATTATTTGGTCTTTACGGTGTTTTATTTTATATGGTCTTAAATCAAAATAACCTTTTGCAGAAGAACCTCTTTCATTATGTGTAAGTCCATCTTTTATTTCTATTTCAGGTATATCAAAGTTTGCCCAAAATAAGTGCCTACCAAGTTTTGCAGTTGGGTTTACAAATGGTTCGTAATATGGTTTAACATTCTCAACAGCAAACTTTATATCAGTATTCTTTGTAAAGTTCTGTAAAAAGATTATTTCAGCCCACAGTTTCATATCAGGCATTACAGCATCATAACTTCCGCCTTTACTTGCCATCATTCGCACTTTACTATGACTTTGACAGGGTGGGCTTGACCATATAAAATCAAACTCTCGCCAATGTTTAGCAAGGTAATCGTGTGCATCTGTCACTATTACTGTGTCGGTTGGGTGCAATTGCTTGTAAACATCTGCAATCTCTTGGTTGTACTCAATAGCAGTTACTTCTGCATTTTTCCATTCTTTTCTATTTCCGCCAATTCCAGCGTATAAATTAAGTATTTTCATTCTATTTAAGTTTATTTCCAACGCTCAAAAACTACATGTAACAATGTATAAACGGCATTAAAACGACCGTTTATACTTTTCCGTTATAAGCCATTTAAGGCAACGTAATACCCATCAAGCCCACACTCTTTAAGTTTTTGTGCATTATACTTTCCATAAGCAAACAAAACAACACCACGCATAATTGAAACTTTGCTCATATCTAACCGCATAAATTTGGGTCTACCTTTCAGCATATAAATAGCATCAGCTCTTTTTAGTCCGTAATCCTGAAACCATACAGTGTCGGTGCTATTTAATACAAGTGCTATCCCGTTCCCGTGTTCTGCTAATTTTTGCATAAATGGTTTCGGATTACTGTATGGTGGGTTCATCCAAACTCTACCCTCCCAAATTTCTGCTAACCCATCGGTGGGTAGTGAAATTATCTGCTTTGCTGTTTTGTGGTGTTGTATACCACACGGGTCGTAATCAAACTCTCCAAGTTTCTCAATCAAACTTAAAGGTGTTAGTGTTGTGTTTTTGTCGTTAATGTCGTGCATTTTATCAAGTTTAAAAAACGGCTTATAACAAAGTGTATAGTTAAAAAGCCAAATTAATATTCGTTCATTTAATCAAAGTTTGTGCGTTGGCTTTCAAACCATACACAAACCGTTGTGCAACATAGCTACGCATCCGTTTTCATAAGAAAGTTATGCCATTGGATCGCCATAGCCTGTGCAATACCTGGAAAGGTTTTACTTCTCAATTTAGCTCTTTCATCCTTTGGTAGTTTCCACGCATCAGCATACCAGGCAGGCATAGTTTTACCACTCTTAAATTCTTTTCTTGGTGCAGGTTCTACTTCATTCGTAGGCGTTAATGTCGGAAGTCCTTTAATCCAAAGGCAGGTTTTCTTTTCAAATGGGTCGCCAAACTGCCAAGGGTTTATAATTTGGTCAGGTTTCCGCCATTCGCTACTCATTACGCCAACAGGGTTTTCAATTACAATATGGTCGCAGTTAGCATTTGCAAACATCATAAAGAATTTAATCGCTTCTTCACGGTCTTTGTGTCGCTTCACGGCTTTTTCGCCATACCTTTCAATATTAAACCATCTATTTCCTGTTACAGTTAAGTAAGTACACGGTGGGAATGATATAATTAAATCCCATTTCTGTTTTAAAAGTTCAGTTACATCTTGTTGTAAGTGCCATTCAGGATGCCCACCGCTACAAGGTAATATATCACAAGAAAAAGCCTCGTGTCCTAACTTTCTAAATTCTTTTGTTACTGCCTGGCTTTCCTCACAGGCTATTAGTATTCTCATTATATTTAAGTTTTTCGTTAATAATCCGCTACGATTGCACAACAATGTATAAACGCCATTAAAACGGACGTTTATACTCGTCCGTTGGCAACAATACCTCATCGAGAGGTCGCAATGCTATAATTTTTATTTATAAGTCCTACATTTATAACACCTTTCTTCACATTTAGCATTATGAAAATCCTCTTGGTTTTCCCATTCACAATAAAAATCATTGTCGCATTGCTTATTGTTGCCAACGGGCTGGCGTTCACATTCGCTCATGGAATGAATAGATTTTAAATAATAATCTACCAAATCCTCACACTTGTATTTGTAATAAATAGAGTGATTACCCATAATCCACTTTTCAAAATCTATTAATTCCTTTCGTAAGTCCATATTTGTTAAATTAATTTATTATTCATTCGGTACAGTTGCCAACAGCGTGTATAGCTAATGAGCGAGATGTGATGGCAGTTCCGCACCGCACTACCGTGCTATTGCTCACTATGCCATACACGCCAGCCCGTTAAGGCTAATTGCCGAAAGCGACCAGATGCTAGGTGATTTTTTCATTGAAATAATGGATTATCACAAAAGTCACAGACTTTATCACATAATGGTTTATTGAATAAAGAATTTTTACAATAAAAATCCCTTCTCGCATCTTCATTTTGCCTAACGGCTTGGGTTTCATTTTCAGCGCAAGAATTTTCAAGACGTTTAAGTTCAGCACTTAAAACATCAAATCCATTACTCGTAAGGTCATCACCCATAAACAATCTTACAGATAAGTCTTTCAATTCTTTAAATAAGTCCATATTTTCTAAGTTTAGTTATTAATACTTGTGGCACTATTGCCTAACAAGGTGTATAGCTAATGCGCTTTAAATGAATGGCTACCTCGTGTACGTAAAAAATAGCCTTGCAAGCCTACGGCTTGACTATGGTTTTTATATAGTAAGGTATAGGTTGAATTACGCCTCTTTCCATTTTTGAAAGGTTGGAATAATCTACTCCATACTTTTCACCTGCTTTCCTTAAAGTTAATCCTTGTTGAAGCCTAAAATCCCTTAATAATTCGCCTTGTCTTTGCCAAATAATTTTGTATTTCTTCATCGTTAGTGCGTTCAATCCGCTACTATTATATGGATTTTTGAATATGCAACTCAACGTTCTTTGAATTACTGAAACAAATATAGTGATTTTATTATAAAAGTGGTAAAAAGTGGTAAAAAAATTATGAATATTCTGATTTTGTGACTTCTATGTTTACTGCTCTAAGTTCAACATCTTCATTATCATCATTTATTAGCTCAATTTCAAATATATCACCACGAATAGGTGCGCCATCTATATTTGCATTTTTAGTATAATACAAAAATGAAGAAGCTGTTGTAATGTTATTCTGTAAAAATATTGTATTACCCTGAATATCAGTAACTTTATTATCTGGAAACAGTAATGTACTGCTCTTTATAATATCCCCAACGGATAATGAATCTGGAACATTTAAAACTGTAATAACACCTTGAATTATAGAGTAAGAACCTAGACCGTATTTACTTGAATTTAATGGGTTTGAATTTGTATTTCCCATTATTTCAGAAAACCAATAATCTTCAATTTTGCTAAATGAATTTTTAGGAATATTTCTTGAAGTGAGTTTTGTTGAAATATTTACTTCCCAAGAATGTGTACTTTCTATACCTAAAGCTTTTGCTATTTTTTCTACACTAAATTCTTGGTTTGCATAAAAAAGGATTTTACTAGGGCTTTGTACGCCAAAGAAATCATTGTATTCAGATGTACTATTCATTTTATACATTCTACCTTGTTTCCAAGCGTACATTTCATTGTTTGCATATAAAATGAAATCAGGTTGGTATGTATAATATGTTGGAAAACCTTTTTGGCTTTCTTTGAATGAAAGTGTTTTACCTAATTGTGGTAAAGCAAATATGTATTCTCCATGTTTGGTGTCATAACCTCCAACAAGAAAGTCAGATTTATGTTGAATCATAAGCTCTGAAAATTCACTTTCAAATAAATACATATCCAGATCGGTAGTTCCATCTATTGAAAGCCTAACAACGTTACCTCGTTGTTTATCTATAAAATATTTTCTTTGGGAAACAGCAACATAACTTTCAGGGTTTGTTGTTCCATTGATACCTGCATACGGTCTGTAAGATCTAACATCAAGAACTGTTTCAACAGCTTGAATTGTTTGGTTTCCGTTGGCATCTTCTATGATGTTTTTTTCATAAGGTAAAAGACCTGTTGCATCTTCTTGTAAAACTAGAAGGTTTCCGTTGGCATTGTCTATTTTTTGAACACTACCGTTTTCTTTGTCTAACTTTGTGAAGTTAACTTCTGATAAGTTGAAGTCATTCAAACCATTGAAGTTTGTTTCATCTTCATATCTGTTGCTCCAAGTAATATCAGCCCTTCTAACAACTTCTTTATATTCTTGTTCTGAATCGGTCAGAACTCTTACACCAACAGCAAGTCCTCTAGCGTTCCATTCGTCTTTTACTTTATATGTTTCAACCGAATTTCCATAACTAAAAGCATTGAACCAATCTAAGGTAACTCTTAAATCAGTAGAAACGCTTTGGCTTACATCACCTGCTGTATTTGGTATTTCTGTTTCATAATCATCAGTAACAGCTAAATGATAACCTCCAGAAATTCTATAAGTTTTTCCTATTTCATAATAAATATCTTCTGGTTGTTGTTCTGGTTCTGTTTCAAAAAGCAATGGGTAGAACCCTGTTGCTTGTATTAGTTCTGTTTTAGCAACAACTTTTACTCTACTTGTAGCTGTTCCATGATTTGACGACCTTATACACATGGTCATAATTCCGTTAACGCCATCTTGAAGCATATATGTAGCATTATCGTTTCTTTTTATAATACCTCTCACAAAATGAATATCATCATAAACAAGACTACATTGCGCCGTAATTAAGTTGATAATATTTTCTTCATAGAACCATTCCTGAATATTATCATAATTATCTTGTGCGATTACATCAATATTAAAGTAATCATCACCTCTACCGTATTCATCATAAATAAGGTTTATTCTAGCTCCTACTCTAATTTTTTCATCCTCTAGTGTTACTAAAGTATCATCATGGTAGCCTGTTGTTCTGAAAAACCCATAAGCCCTAGAACTACCTAAAACGTTCCAAAAGGCTCTAGCGTTAATAGTCCATTCATCGTTAAGAGAGTGTCCTGTTGTGTTTCCGAAGGTTATTTCAACTCCGCTATTAAGTGCTTGTGAAGCTCCAGTAATATTATATCCAAGACCTCCATTATCATCCCAACTAGCACCATTATCATCGCTCCACCTAAAAGTATCAGTAGCACCAATAGTGAATATTTGAATTCTATACCTTTTTCTTGTGAAGTCTGTTTCGGTAAAATTAGTGTCACCTTGATTAGATGTTAAATCATTAAGGGTATCTCCGTAGAAATGAGGATGACCAACATAAGTTGTTAAATAAGGAAAAGGTACACTATATTTAGCTCTGGTATTATCGTATGTTTTAAGGTTATAGCTATTGAAATCTTCAATATCTATCCTGAATCCTTCTGGTTTTATTTTGAAATAAAGACCGCTTTTTTCAACTATAACGTCTGTAACATCTTCTGTTTGAAGAAAGTTTTTAGGTTGCTCGGTTACTTCTAAAACCTTTACTTTTGTTAGTGTGTCTGTTGGGTTTTGGGTGTCTGATTTTACTATTAAAAAATCTCCTTCTTTAACCTTTTCTTTGTCAGCACCTTCTAATTTAACCCATCTATAAACACCATCTTCATAAAATAATGTAGGAAAAATGTTATCATAGTTCTTTTTGTTTTGTTTAATAAAAAAACGATAGTGAGTAGCCCATTTTGGAGGTTTGTGGCGCAAGTTTACAACTATTGAGTTTCCTGTAACAGAATTAGAGTTTGGAATATAGATGGTGTCTGTTTTACTTAATAGAATAGTGCTTGATCTTCCATGACCATCTGTATAAACAAGCCCAACTTGATAATCTCTATTACTTTTAACTGTATGTAAAGGGTTTAGTGTTGGAACAATAATGTTTTCAATAATAGGGTTTCCATCTTCATCATAGTCAGTAACTTCAATTTCCTCTGTGTTCTCTACCGCTACTAATTCTAAGTCGTAATCTAACTCTATTGGTTGGTCACTATCATCAATAAGGTTGTAATTTTCTAGGTAGTTACCATAAATCAACCTACCATTAATCATGGTTTGGGCTTTGACTGTTCTGGGAACATTGTCAAAATATTTTCTAAGAATTTCTTTTGGTAAAGCCCTCTTTACTTTATTATTGAAGAAGTCAAATGTTATAATTTGATTATCTCCATAACCTAAATTTGCTTTATTGAAATCATCAATTATCCAAGCGTTATCATTATTGCTCTCAATGAATACTAATTGAATTTCGGTTACGTTTTCATCACCTGTATTGAATTCAATTTTAACTTGGTTATTTGTGTTAACCATAGAAGGCATTGATTGTTCTGAATAATCGTATCTGAAAGGTTTTGGAAAGAAAGCAAATTTTGTAAATGGAGCAAGTGCGCTGTATTCACCATCTATATACCTATACCTATAAGAGAAAGAAAACATATTTTCTACAATATTGTTTTCTTCTTGGGTATCTGTTTCTGCTGTTTCTAATGATATTCTTAATTTTTGTAATGGTGGTTTAACAAGCACCATAATATCATCTTCTGTAAACCCATTAATACCGTATGTTTTGGCTCTTTCAACATTTATCCTTCTAGGATTATTACCCCATTCACTAAAATAAAGAAGTCCATCTATTTCATTGATACCTGTGATATATCCATTTTTAACTAGCTTTAGTATAGATGAATTATCCTCACAAACAACAGTTGTAGCACCAGAATCAATGTTGTATTCAATAATTTTACTAATAACGCTATCTGTACTAGCTAGAAAATAATAGATAACGTTTAAATCTTCGTTAAAATAAGCTGTAACACATTTTAAATCGGTACTTCCTGAAGTTTGATCGCTAACTAATTGAGAACCTTTAATCTTTTTACCAATACCATCATTACTTCCAGATGTATTGAAACGAAGGTTTTCAGCGTGTCTATAAGCGTTCTGTTCAATAAACGCTCTATCACGCTGTTTGTCCATGATACCTCTGGCAAAAAGATTTTTTATTTTAGGCATATTAGTTGTATCTAAGAGTGACTGATTGAAGGATTTCGTTAACGGTTATCTTATCTCCTAAAAGAGATTCGGTTTTCTTTTTTTCTTTTTTATAATAGTCGTGATAAAGCTCTACTGTCTGGTTGGATATATTGTGTTTTCCTGCTAAAAGATTCCATTCTATAAACCTTCTAACAGTCATTTCCATACAATGATGAACTTTAATGTCGCAATCTTTCATTGAATCCAATCCTGCTGAAGAAAATTCAATAACAACTTCTTGGTCAACTAAATCTTCGCTGAACTCGAAATAACTACCGTCTTGAACATCTTTAACCCAACTATCAGTAAATGAATCATCATTACATCCACAATTACATTCAGTATGTATTCTATCTGTGCAAGTTAGTTCAATACAACAATCTCCTTCTTCCGCATTAAAATCATCACCTGTTTGGACTTCACCATTACAATCATATTGTAAAAGATATTCGTTATCTGTTAGGTAATCCTTTATTTGAGGTGAATTATTTATCATCAAAACTTGTAGTTTATCACATTTGTTTAAAACTGATACTCTACTCCAGTTGGTCATATATCTTGGATATGGAAATATCTTTGATGGAGAAACAACAAAAGATATAGCCATTCTCTTAGATTTAACATCAACGTTAAGGTTTTTTATACATAGTTTACCAAGTATAGAAGCTCTAAATCTTTTGGTATGTTTAAAGTAACTATCATCATCAGCACCAAGAATAATATTGTCAATAATGTTCTCTAGTGTAACATAAGAGTTTTCCCCCCAATGCTCACTATTTTCATAATACTGCTGATCTGTTGTTGCGAAAGCCATTATTGATTATTTTGTTGTTGAACCTCTTGTTGTTGGTCTTGATTTACCAATTGCTGTTGTGCTGTTTCCCTAAGTGTTTTAGAAGCCATTTCATAAATAAGGGTAATCAAATCATCTTTTAAAGAATATGGAATATCTACATCTTGAAAGTCATTCTTTGTTGGATCGTACATTGGCTTTCCATCAACTTCTTCATAAGTCCATTTGGCTGTTTTTGGTTTTCTTAAATATGATAGTTTAGCTGTTGTAATTGTGATAGGGCTTACAGCTATTTTACTTCCTATTTTGGTGAAAACAGGAGAACATTCTGTTGGAGCTACATAATTATTCCTCTGGATTAATTTATAATCAGAAGAATCCATTTTCTCAATAGGTGTAGTTCCGTTATAAATATCCAGAATAAATTCCATATCTGAAGGAGGTGTTGCAAAACCATCTGTTATAGTTAATGTATAACCATCTTCAGTATAATGCTCAATCATCTGTTTAAGGAACTCTGAATAATCTGCTAGATTTCTACCGTCAAGATGCCAATTCATTTTCCTAACGTTGCTTTTTAAATCAACAAAAGCCTTGTTGTAAATTTTGTTGCAACCATTATTCACATATAGATTGAAGTCCATTGGTTTTATATATCCCAATTGTTCTTTGTTGACCAAAGCCTGAACTGTTTTGTAAATAGTATCTAGCATGAGATTGTTTTGAACAAATATAGTGAAATTACATCTTTGAAGAATTTATTGCGGTAATGCAAAAAGCACCCTTTTGAGGTGCTTTTTATGCTAACTAATTAATTAAGATTACTCTGTTTCTGTAACAGGAGTAAATGTGTTTTCAAAAACATCGGCACTAATGAAACTGTAAACATCTTTCTTGTCGATTGTTTCTGAAACTAAATAACCTCCTGAACGTGGAGAATATTTAGCCATGAAGTGACGATCGACTTCAACAACTAGGTTGTCAACGTCTTTTTCTTCTGATTCTACAACTATTGAAGCTGAACCTTCCCTACCTTTAACAATAGAACTGATTTTTGAAGCTTTAACATTTCTTGATGTAGAGTATGGTTTTAGCTCTACTTTTGGATTTTTCTTTTTTGCCATGACTATATGTATTAATTAAACGTTTACTTTGTCAGTTAATGTTGCTGTAACCAATCTACCATCCTTATCATTTTTCAACCACATACAGAATTCATCGAGAACATCATTAACCTGTGATCCAACAAAAATTAATTCATCTGAATCTGCCCAAACTATTTTCTTACCATCAGAAATTCTAATAATACCTTTTTCAATACAAAGTACTGTTAGTAATTTTTCTTCATTGTTTTTGCTTTCGATAAACTCATTGAAAACATCAACGAATTCTTTACCGTTGCTTAGTTTTGGGTTTTCATCCAACTTATTTCTTATAGCAAGTTTAACCCTGTTTATTTCCATGTGGATATAAGATGGTTTTAAGAACCATGCTGAAATAGCTCGGATTAATGTTTCACTAGCGGTATATAAGGTTGATTTAGCCTTGTCTATTTTTTCAAAAGCTTCAAGTTGAAGTGTATCTTCTTTTGTTACATCAAGTTCTTTGAAAACTTTACCACCGTTGGCTTCATTATCTGGATGCGCTCTCATAAACGCAATCTTATTGATTTCTGTGTCTGGAATACTTAACGGTTTTCTGCGAAGGTAGATAGGTTCAATTTCTGGTTTTGGGGTTAGTTTTTTTTGTTCTTCAGTATAGATTGTGTTGAGGTTTGGAACATACTGAATTTCTCTGATTGCTTTTACTTGACCTGTATTAGCACCTCTAGTGATTCTCTCTGTTACAGTTATAGGTTGCTTAATGATCAAGGCGTTCACCTTATTTAATGCGACAAAGTGAACATAATTTTTTTTTCTGGTGTCCATATTTCTATAATGTGTTTGTTTGTAGTCGCTTACAAATATAGGTTTTTTTCAATAAAAAAAGAACAGCCCTCAAAATGAGGAACTGTCCTTTAAATAGAAATAATGGATTCCTTTTAATCTATACGATTATTGTCACCGCTTCAGGACAAACACAAGCAATACCTACGGTTGTAGATTTAGAGATTTTTGAATACTCACAATCACCATCGCCATTGAAACCTCCTGTTAAATAAGTTCTGATCATACCACCTTTTCCTAATTTACCGAAGTCTTGGTAACATTTAAAGATGTAAGGAACTCTTTTTGTAACACCGTTAATTTTGGTTTCAACAGTACCCATTGGCATAATTATACCTTTAGGCATAACATCAGAAATACGTTTCTTACCAAGTGGGCTATTACCGTCTGTTAATCCCCATTTGGAGAAATGGATAATGTAACCGTCTTTTCTTAAAGTGTTGAATCCGAATTTCATATAATTGTCAGGTGTGTTACCTAAAACAATATGAACTTCAACACCCATATCGGTTGCAATATCAACAGCCAATGATTCCAAATATCTGTACTGTTGTCTGTCAACGTGAGCTATAAACTCTTTACCTTCTTCAAAGCCTAAACTATCCCAATAGGTTGTTATAGCTTCTAAGTGAGCTACTGTTTGAATATATCCAGTAGATACAAGACCGTTTTGCTTTAAGTTCTGGAACAATCCCATTGTACCATACTTACCTGCTGTGTCTGCTCCAGAACCATCAACTGATTCAATATCGTTCATTAAGGCTTTGGCGACCTTTTTGTTCAATCGCTTCATCAACTCAACGGTATTGTCGTCATACCACATAACTTCACCATCTTCAGTACCATCTAAACAAAAACGGTAACGCTCACCGCCTTTAGCTTCCATAGCATCTTTGATAGTAATAAGTTTAAGTGTAGTGGATTTTCTCTTACGAAGTTCCATTAATCCTTCTGGAGCGCAAGAACCTTTATCGAAATCACCACCTGCTTCAGCATCAACAGTTAAGTTTTCAGTATCAACAGTCCAGTTAGCACCATTACGACAAACTGCTGTAAAGGTGTTTGCGCCTTTATCAACTGCTGTGATAACGCCTTGTTCAGTCACACCTGCATCATCAACTACGGTTACAACGAAGTTTTCTCTGAAAAAGAATGGATCTTCACCAACTTCATATCCTTCAACTGCTGTCCAATCAATAGTAAACACGTTACCAACTCTGGTTACAGCACCATCATCATCAATCACATAATCAGGTGAAGTTGTTTCCACTAACTGAATATAATCAGTTTCAAAAGCCATGTTCATTTGAAACATATCGATAAAACCTAACCATGAATCTTTAGCGATTGAAGCACAGTCAGTAAACACTCTGTCAAGAACGGATTCTGGTAATCCTTCTTTAGAAGCGATGGCAGTAGCCAACGCAAACGGATCGGCATAATTGTCTTGTCTTAAAATATTAGGACTTGTATTGTTATGCGGATTTGTGGGTTTTGTTAAAACACTCATTTTCCTTTGTTTTTAGTTAAAAAATTATTTTAAAAGAGGTTGTCCCATTTGTCTTGTGTCAGCACTTGTATCACCAGAACTTGATACCTGCATGAAAGCATTGCTTTCTTCTTTTTCAGGTGTTGGAGAAGGCTTGTCTTTATCAAGATCTACCCTTCTCTGTTTCTTGGATTGCTTGTCTAAACTAAGAACATGGAACTGTTCCAAAATACCTTGTAGCAACTTCTCCCTTGTGGGTTCATGCGCCCAAAGAAAATCTGGAAGCATTTTGTCGGTATTAATGCTCTTGTCCTCATTTTGCCATTGCGAGATCATATCTTCTAGTGTTTGTGTGTTACTAGAAAGAATCGATTTCATTTCAGCATCAATAGGAACTTTGATTTCACCAATACCATCAATGTCTAGCGAAAAATCTTTCAAGTTGTTTAATGAAGCATCCCTTTTATTCCAATATGGTTTATGGAGTTCAGCGATTTCATCTGCTGTTAGCTGTTTTTGTTGTGGAGAACCCTCCAGTTTTGTAGCATATTCATCAGATTTTGAAAGCATAAAGCTTAAAGCTTCATTGTAAACCTTGTTGTAGTTTGATTTACGCTGTTTTAATTCACGCTCACCTAAATCATCTTCATCTTCCTGTGTTACACGAATAAGATCGATTTCCGCATCAACATCTTCAGGATTCATGTGTGGATATTTGAGCTTATAGTATTCGGATATGACCGAATCCTTGTCCTCTTTGTTCCAATCCCTTTGAAGATTATAGAAATCTTTAAGACCTCTGCCAGTTTCTTTGTTGTAATCGAAAAACTTTTGAACCGCTTCAGGTAATTCCTGTTTTACGGAAAGACTTTTAAGATCATTGATCTTTAGGTCTGGATAGTTTTCGTTAAGAAAAGCTAGAACATCTTTTGATTCAATTGCCTTTTCTTTCGGCTGATCATCTGGTGTTGGCGAAGGTTTCTTATCAGAATTATCCTGTTTGTTAAAAGAAACCTTTAGCTTTTCTTTATTATCATCATCTGGCGATGGTGAAGGTTTAGGTTGCTCCTTTTTGTTTTCAGGAGCTTGTGGTTCAGGATTTTTTTTGCTTTCTGGAGAATCCTCCTTTGGCTTATCCTGTTTATTTTCAGGTTGTTTATGAACGTCTTTTTCTGGTTCAGGCGTTGGTTTTGGTTGTTTAGGTTCTTCTTTTAAACCAAATGTCTTAACATTATTTTCATCTGGTTTAGGTTCGCTTTTACGAGCTTGTTCAATTATTGATTCCATTTTTTTCTATTTTATTTCTGATACAATAATAGAAAAATTAAAAACATAGATTTGTGAATGTTGGTAATGGAGGTTTTTGTGTTATAATTATTTACTAAATTTATAACAGGAAGTTAAATGAGAAAGCCCTCACTAGGAGGGCTTAAACCTATAAACATTCTGTGTTAGAAGTTTAATACGAAACATGGCAAATATACAAAAACCCTTCCAGTTGTGAAAGGGTTTAGTGCTATTAATCAATGATTAATTAATTAATCCTGTAAAGGGGTTGTAAATATAGTGAAAATAATATTATCATGGGTATTAAATATGTTATAGATTCTAGGGTTGGTGTGCATCCAGATAAAAAAATTATTCCTGTAAAAGTAAAACCTAAACAGAAAAAAAATACTATTACAGATTTAGATGTTGATGTTGTATTTAATCAAAACGTAACCAAAGGTGTTCTACCATATCTTTTTTTACATATAACTAAAGTTTCGGATGATTACAACGTTTCTTTTAAGGATATATTACTATTGTTGTATTTGAAGGAGTTGCAGGTTTTTGATTACAAAATAAATGTTTTTGGAGAAGAAGTGTTTTTGAAAAACCTATTTGAGAAAGGCTTTATTGATAATGATTTTAGTTACAAGAAGAAAAACTATTGGTGTCTTGGTAAGAAAGGAATTGAAGTTGTTGAGTATTTTTATTCTAGTCTTTTAAAAAATGATGAACTTATAGCTTTGAATAGGGGATCTGATATTGATGTTGAATCAAAACTTAAATCAACTCTTTCTAGTTTATTTAGTTCCAAAAACTAAAAAAATTATAGAAGCACCATGCCATAAACCGTTAAGAAAAGTAATGGGTATAGGTGTTTTTGAGAACCATTTTTGGTTTGTTAAAATATCTATAAAACCTACTATAATTTCTATTACTGGAATCCACATTAATATATTTTTTGTTTTCATAGAATTAAAATTTCTTCTTCTTCTGGTTTTTGATGCTTTCTGTAATGTTCTTTAACTCTGATAACTGATTTCATAAATCTTTCATTATCATCGTTAATCCTGTTAGCTTCTGCTTCTACTTCTTTTGGAGTTAAAAACTTACAGCTTGAACAGGTATTCATTCCGTATTTTTTCATGCAAGGAAACTTATACGGTTTTTCTTCTGAACGCACAGATGCGTATTCAATATCCTTTTTACAAGACTTATTGCTTATACCGTTAAAGTGAACACACTTATCAGCTATTTGCATTTTAATTTGTTCTATAACAGGTATCATAATCCAAGTAAGTTTTTTACGTGTTCAAAATTTCTGGATTCTATTTTAGCATCTTCAGGATAATTTACTGCTGTTTTAATCCATCTTTCGTAATCGTTCTGACAATAAACTCTATTTAGAACGGCAACATAATAACCACCTAAACCTTCATCTGTTGTTGAAGCTTCATTGCAGAAATCACAGATACCTAGAGTGCCTTTCCATATATCAAACATTTCAGAAGTCTTTAGTTTGATAACTTTTAATCCTTTTTCATTTTTAATAATCTGTGCCATTTTATAGAAATTTATAGTATCTAAATCCTGTAAAGTGAATAATACCCATTGGTTCTTTTGGGTATTTCTTAAACCAATCTTGAAAATCATCAAGAGAAAGCCCATCGTTTTTAGCGAGTTCGTGAACTGTTACTGCTGAACGTCTTTCATCAATATAGATGTTTGATTCTGTAAACTGAATCTTTTGAATACCAACGCTGTTTGTTTTTGAAAGTCGTAACTTTTCAACTTGTGGAGAATTATACGGCTTTCCACTCCAAGACCTGATTGATAGAATAGCATTTCCTTTTCTAACTTCATCAATTATTTTCTTCCAGTAATGGTAGTTTTGGCGAAGCGTGTGTATTTTGGTATGATTTCCAATCTTCTCAATGAAGAATGTTTTATCACCTTTACGTTTGTGTGTAGATGGAAACTGTTCTGAAACCATCATTACATAGGTTTTTAAATCACTCATGGGTTATAATTTTTTCGGTTAATTTATCTATATCGATGGTTACATTGTTAAGATCTGAACATATTTTAGCAAGTTCAATAAGCTTATCAACATCATCTTTGTTTATAGCGAATCTATCTAGCCTGAAACAGTTGTAAGGCTTGTATGCGTTAATATCCGTTTCAGCTAATTCACATCCTTGAATATCTCCTTGAAGCTTCTGGATGAAAATATGGGTAATATGATACACCTCACCTTCTTTAATCCATTTTGAATCTGGAATAATTGAAGGTTTCTTTTTATCATCTATGCAAATACATCTAATTCTCATAAGTAATTTTTTGATCGTCCATCGTAATCTGATTGAGTTTTATAAAAACCATCATTATTTATTTTGTCATTTCTTGAAGCTTCTGATTTAAACAGTTGTTCAATTTCACTTGGTTTTTCTTTTACAAATCGCCATACACCTATTATTTTATGACCTATATCTGAATATGTATATGTTGTATTTGGTTTCCAACCTGTTTTAGCTCTCCATTCATTAGTTCTTTCTAATGTTAGATAATGTCTTTCAGCAAAAACAACTTTTCTTAAAGAAGGAGGTCTAACCCTGTTTCTGGTTAATATAAAATCACCTTCTTGTAATTTAGAAAATTGTTGTTTACTAATCATTTATTTAGTTTTTCTTTAGGATCAAAAATCTTACGAATCATTTCATCAAGGCTTGGTTTAAGAACATCAAAAACAGGTTTCTTTTCTTCTGGAGCTTCATCCCTTGTGATACTAAACCACACAAGAAGCACAGGACTTACATCTAAAGCATCAGCAATCTTATCAACCGTTGTGTTGTTTGGTACTATATAACCGTTCTCAATCAATGATATTCTTGATTGGTCTATTTTAGAAATTTCAGCAAGTGAAGCTTGTGTGTGACCTTGCATTTTTCTAACAATTTCAACTCCTTTTCCTATTCCGTACATAAATTATAATTCATTATTAATTACAGCAACTCTTATTTTTTCTTCTTCAGCCATTCGTGCTTTATATTTTTCACCACGAAGCGATATATTTTCTTCTTGAAGTTTCCTTCTAGCTCTACCTATGGATTCTGTTGAGGTAAATTTACCTTCAGAAAATTGTTTAAGAAACTCTTTAGCTGACATATTATTAATATCCTTAATTTCATTAAACCAGATATTAGCAATCAATTTATTATCATCATCCCTAGTATGAGGATAATCTTTAAGTAGATATTCTACTTTATTCTTAACTTCTTTTATTTCTCTAAGACTAGCCAATTATTTAAAACGTTTGATTAAATCTGATTTACCTGATATTTCAAAACCCCATTTTTTTATTAAATGCTCCTTGAATCTTTCATTGAAAAACTCCAGAATCTTGAAATCTTTTTTATCTCTCTTACATGAGTTCTCAAACCATTCGATAACATCGGTTAAATGACCGTTATTTGGAACTTTGTTATCAACAGCAAGAACTTCATAAGCATCATCTGAATAACTCCATAATCCTTCAACAGTACCTATCCTGAATCTAGCCCAAACTTTTTTAGGATCTATATTCATTTCGTATGGTGCAACTTCAAATTGCAGGTTATGTGTTGATTTAAAACTCACCTTCTGAACGATTTTGATTTTAATTCAATGATATTGTAAAGCCCAAACAATCTATCATGTACCCTTCCATCGTACTTATCACGAAACATATACAATGAATCTTCGGTGCTTAAAACATCTTCACCATCTTCTTTATAGTTTAAAGTAAGATGTGTTTTAAAACCTCTATCTGCTCTATGGGTAAGTACATCCAGAAAAATATTTCTCTTTCCGAAATTATTACCTATTTGCTCACGAAGAATATCATCGATGTATAACTGCTCTTTTGACATTAATGGATTTAAAATATAATCCATGTGTGACTTATCACCTGCTAGGTTGTATTGATTAACAATATCAGATGAAATACATTGGTTTATCTTGAATTGTTCGTAAAGCTCTTTTTTGTTAGATGGTTTTATCTGCTCTATATATTTTACAAATTGTGAGAAACAGAAAATTAACGTTTGCATTACAGAAGTTTTACCGTTTCCATAACCTCCAATAATTAAAAGCCCTTTATTGAAGCTTGGTTTTGAAAGCTCTGTATTAAGTAATGGACTGTTTAAGAATTTTTCATTTCTAAGAAAATAACAAATAAGTGTATGTACTAAATACTCTGGTTCTTTGGATTCTGAATATGGGTTTATAAAACTAAATTCACTTTTATCTAAGTTGAATCTTGGGTATGCTTTTATAAAGTCCTCCAGAACGTCTTTATATCTAACATTAACAGGAGGGTTTTCTTTAACCTTGAAATCTTTAGCATCCTGTAAATCCTTTTTTCTTTCCTCAACAGCTTTAAGTCTTACTTCTTCAGCTTTAGCTTCCCATTCAGATATACGTTCATCGTAATTTTTACAGAACTCAATATCTTTTTCCTCACCTCTTTTAAGTCGCATTTCATAGGTTTGCGGTTTACGAGGTTTTTTACCAATAATCTGTTCCAGAATTATATCTGAAACTTGTTGAGGATCTGAACTTCTTTGTGTCATATTATCTATTTCCTGAACGTGTTGTTTTTTGGTTGTTTGGTTTACTGTTGCTACTGGAGTAAAGTTTGTAATTATCATCATAGAAAGCTTGAAGGTATGTTTCAAGATTCTCTATAAAATGTTTGGGGTTTGTTGTCATAACTGTTTTAGGAATATCTTCTTGCTTAAACAAACCTTTTAAAGCATTTTGGAATTCAAGTCGTGTATAACTTTCCGCTTTTTGCCAAAATTCAGTTATTGACATTGTTGGAATCTTCTTTAAATTACTTTCTTTTTCTAAAATTTCTTTTCTTAAAGAATTCCAATCAATTAAAAAATCCCCCATACCCCCTTCTTTAATATATTTTATAACATTGTCATTTACATTCTCATTGTCATTATCATTATCAGGGAGTAAAGCGATGGTATCTGATTGCATAGTGTCGGTATCTGTCGGTATGCGATTATATGCAATGTTTTCAGCTTCTTCTAAAGATAATTCATTATTAATAACTTTATTATATAATTCTGGTTTATAGCGTTTTAAATTACCTAATTTAGCACCTCTTGATTTTTCTTCAATAGAAATAGAATACTTTTTTAAATCTCTTTTTAAATTAGCTTTTATAGGTTCAAAGGTTAACTCAATAATAAAATCAATAGGTATTGGGTTTTTGTCATTAACATATAATAGTATATGATAAAACAATTCTCCTGCATAATTTGTTTTATTTTCTCTATCTTTTATAATTAACTTTTCTACAACAGAAAGTAAGTCAGTATAGAGTATAAATGATTTTTTATTTTTTGCCATTATATTATTTTTTTCCATTTAAAACCACCTGCTGTAACTCTTTTGTTGTTACAAACCATAGATATAGCTGAACCTGCAACACCTGTTTTTTTAGAAGCAATATTTATAGATCCAAATTCCTCTAAAACCTCTCCAGTAATTACATCTATTTTTTGAACAGGAACAGAAAGATTACATTCTTTTCCAACTTTAACTAAACCTAACTCAACAGCTTTAAGCATATTCTCTTTTTTAGTTACTTGCTCTAAATTAGATGAACAATTATTCTCTTTATTTCCATCTATATGGTTTATTTCTAATCCATGTTTTATAACACCATTATAATTTTTAAAAACCTCTCGATGAATACTAATTGTTTTTGAATAACCATTATTAGATAGTTGAACCTGACAATATCCTTTTTGATTTTTATTTTGCTTTAAAACCCTACCTGTTTTGGTGTTTGTTATAACACCACAATCACTAATTACATAATTTTCAAATCCTTTTATCGGTTTCATTTGATATATAGTTTAATATTGTTTTTGTAAATATATAAAATAATGATTATAAGTTAAAAATTAATTTCTAAGTTTTCGTTAGGTAGAGGTATTTCGGTGTTGAAGAAGTCTTTAGCAAGTTTTCTACACTTTTCATGGAAAACCTCTTGGTCAACAGTAGTATTTTCGGTTGTTGATTTTGTACGTCTTACAACCTCTCCAGTATCTTCATTAATAAGTTCTTCAAAGTTGCAGTTTGTTTTAAGGAATTCGTGTACCTGTTCTAAAGGTTGTAGTTCTCCCCATTCTTCCTTAATACAATTCTGCATGATAGGAACAATACAAGACCAATAATAACCATTTTGGTTGTTGCTTCTGGTATTTCTTCGTTTATGGAAGGTAATATGAATTAAACACCCTTCATGCGCATTGCATATATCCTTAATCTGGTTAATGTTTGAAGCAAACTTACCATTAAGAATCTTTACAGGAACAGTTATTTTAGAGGGTATTTTCATAGTTTTTATAAACAGGGATTCGGCTAATTTTAAACATTCAACACAACGATTAGTAAATTTTGCTACCCTCCCTGTTGTTTGTTATATTTTATATTCATCAAGAAGCTGACTTAATTTTGTTGTAAATTCATCTTCTGTTTCTCTTGAAATACAAATAAGATTTTTCCCATTAACATTAACATTTGCTTCGTATGGATCAATAGGTTCTATTGTTATTTCAACATCGTTGTTATAGTATGCTGTACGTGCCATATTATAAGTATTTAATGTTTAATATTCTTCTTCTTCGTATGCAGGATCATCGTCAAGGTGAAAACCTTCAATCCATTTTGGTTTTGTTATTAAGTAAGTTGGCTTAAAGAACAAATATGAAGCGTTGAATCTTTCGCTATCAACCATTTTGTTAAGCTCCTGAATCTTATATCTATACTCTTTTATTCCGTAATCCAGATAAGACTTCTCTATATCGTATATGTTGAAATCAAAGTTGTCGTCATAAGCAAGTATTCTACATTGTGGCATCGAAAAACCATTAGCCATCATTCCAACACAATAAACACTTGATTGGAAGTAGTATTTCATCCAACGAATATCACGCTCAAATTTCTCTGGAGAAGAATCTTTAGTGTATTTACCATCAAAGAAGTCGCCTTCTTCCTGAAGCGCATCCAGATACATAACGTTTTTCCATCCTTCATATTCCCATTCAAATTTTTTCTGAAAATCGGTAGCTGTTGAAAAAAGTTCCTGTACTTCTTCATGGTCATTTAATCTATCGATAACTTCTTTAGCTTTATCGTACATTTCCTGTGAAACAACCTTCTTTCCAGAAGCCATGCCTAAGATGTATTCTTTAAGACCTTCATACGTTTTTTCAGCACTACCACTTTTATAGTGATTTTTAAAAACATCAGCTATAACTTGGTCTGTGATATTATCACTACCAAGAAGTTTATATTTCTCAATCATTTCCATTGCAAAACCAACCTGATTATCAGTTGTTGGAGCTTGGTCTGTAAACTTCCATTTTTTCTCTACAAGTTGAGGTGTGAATAAAAGCTCGTCACGAATGATTCCTTTAAGCTGTGATTCAGTTTTAGGTTTCTTAACTATTCGTTTTTCAACTAGATAGTTAACGAATTTTACAGGGCTTGTAAATTCTTTAAGAGTGGTGTAACTTAAACGAACCTTTTTTTCTTTCAGGTCTTGAATTACTTGCTCTCTGGTTTCTTCGTAAAGTTTTTTAAATTCTTCTGGTGTCATATAGCTTGTTTTATGGTTTTTAAAGTTCTTTGTGATTGATGAAAATAGAATCTTTCAACGGTTTTAGTTGAATTATGTCCCATACTAACAGACAAAGGTTTTAATTCTGTTCCGTTATCGATAGCATAAGTGGCGTATGAGTGTCTTAATAAATGAAAGGAAGCTTTGGGATGAATATATTTCTTGACTATATTTTGAATACTTGTTTGTGAATATTGGGCTGAATTTTGACCGTTAAAGACATATATATCGCTTCTGTGTGCTTTCCAATAATCTTCCAATAGTTTTATTGTATCGTCATTTAGAATACAACTACGGTCTTTATTTCCTTTTCCATTGACTACTTTTAAAATATTCCTATTTCTGTCTAAATGTTCCCATTTTAAATTAATAACTTCTGAAACTCTTAGCCCACAACTTAAACCTAAAGTTAAAATTGCTCTATGCTTTATGTTTGGTATGGATTTTATTTTTATTGCCAACTGTTCCGCATCAATAATTTTTGGAAGTTTCTTTTGCTTACGTGGTCTTTCTATTTTATCTAAGTGAACATCCTTTTTACTAAGAATGTATTTAGCAAATAGTTTTAGACTTCCTATATACTGATTTTGTTGTGAAATAGATGTAAACTCTTTATTTGTCAAATAAGCTACTATTTGTTTAGTTGTAATATGATATGGATTTTTACCCACATCAAGCAAGAACTTTTCAAGATAACAGGAATAGGTTTCTATTGTTCTGTTTGAATAATTCCTATTGGTTAAAATTTTGATATAATTTTCTACAACTTTCATTTTATGTATTAGTTTTTACAAGGGTTTCAACGCAGGTATTTCTATATTATAGTTGTGCAGTAATACCGC